GGAGGCGAAGCGGCTGCAGAAGATGGTGGACGCTGATAACTGGATCCTCCGATACTATCAGGCAATAGAAGACGGCAGCGTGACGGTCGGTCACTGGATCCGTCTTTTATATGAGCGGATCATCTCAGACCTGGAGAACAAGGTATGCTTCTTCGACCAGAAGAAGGCGAACAAGGCGATCCGCTTCTTCGAGAATTTCTGCCACCACTCGAAGGGAAAGCTGGCGCCTCAGCTGGTGAAGCTGGAAACCTGGCAGAAGGCGCTGATCAGCTGTATCTTCGGGCTGGTGGATGAGAAGGGCATTCGGGTATACCGGGAAATCTTCGTTGTCATGGGCCGGAAGAACGGCAAGAGCCTGCTGGCCTCCGGAATCGCGGAGTACATGACCTACGCTGACGGGGAACGCGGGGCGGACTGCTTCTTTCTGGCACCGAAGCTGGAGCAAGCCGATATCGTATTCTCAGATTACTGGCAATCTGTGAGCGCTGAGCCGGATCTGATGAAGATCACGAAGAAGCGGAAGACGGACATCTACATAGAGAGCACGAACACGTCCGTCAAGAAGATCGCCTTCAGCGAAAAAAAGAGCGACGGCTTCAACCCGCACCTGACGGTCTGTGATGAGCTGGCGGCCTGGGTGGGCGACCAGGGCATCAAACAGTACAGCGTGATGACCTCCGCCCTGGGCAGCCGGGAGCAGCCGCTGATCCTTAGCATCACGACGGCAAACTACATCAACGACGGGATTTACGATGAGCTGTTCAAGCGCGGCACATCGTTTCTTCAGGGCAACAGCCGCGAGAAGCGCCTGCTGCCTTTTTTGTACCTGATCGACGACCTGGACAAGTGGAACGACCTGAGCGAACTGCAGAAGAGCCTGCCGAACCTGGGCGTGTCCGTGAGCTCTTCCTACATTCTGGAAGAGATCGCGAAGGCGGAGGACAGCCTGGCAAACAAGGCGGAGTTCATGACGAAGTTCTGTTGCATCAAGCAGAACAGCAGCCAGGCCTGGCTGAACATTCAGGACGTGAAGAAGTGCTTCGGGAACGCCCTGACGCTGGAGGACTTCCGGCACACGTACGCGCTGGGCGGGATCGACCTGTCGCTGGCGGTTGACCTGACGGCCGCGGTGGTCGTGATCGAGAAGGACGGCGTCAGCTGGTTCGCCACGCAGTTCTTCATGCCGGCGAACAAGGTGGACGAAGCGACGCAGCGGGACGGGCTGCCGTATCGCATCTACGCGGAGCGGGGGCTGCTGACGGTCTCCGGCGAGAACACGGTGGACTACCACGACGTCCACGACTGGTTCCGGATGCTGGAACGGGAGTATGAGATCCTGCCGCTGAAGGTCGGGTATGACCGGTACAGCGCGGCGTACCTGGTGCAGGACATGGAGGCCGACGGCTTTTCCATGGAGAGCGTCAGCCAGGGCAGCAACCTGACAGGCGTGCTGATCGACATGGAGGGCATGATCAAGGACGGACGGCTCCGGTGCATTAACGATAACGACCTGATGAAGGTGCACATGCTGGACGCGGCGCTGAAGTTCGAGGAAGGCACGAACCGGCGGAGGCTGATCAAGATGAGCGCGAAGCAGCACATTGACGGCATGGCCGCGCTCAGTGACGCGATCTGCATGAGACACAACTATTACGAGGAAATGGCTGCTCAGCTGAGCAACGAGAGGTGATTGCATGGGACTGATTGACCGGCTCTTCGGGAAGCCGAAGGCCATAGGGACGGGCGGAAGCGATACGCGGTTCGAGACGATCACGGCGTACTCGCCTGTGTTTACCAGCTGGGGCGGGAAGATCTACGAAAGCCAGCTTGTGCGGGCAGCGGTGGACGCCAGGGCGCGGCATGTGGCAAAGCTGCAGTACCGGATGGAAGGCGCGGCGAGGCCGAAGCTGTACACGGCGACGAAGACAGCCCCGAATCCCTGGTACACGTGGCCGGCGTTCCTGGAGCGGTGCAGCAATATCTACGATATCGAGAACAACCTGTTCATCGTGCCGGTGCTGGACCGTGCCGGCGAGGTGACGGGATACTTCCCGGTGCTCCCGAGCTCCTGCGAAGTGGTGCAGCACGGAAACGTTCCGTATCTGAAATACCAGTTCCGCAACGGCCAGCGCCGGAGCATGGAGCTGGACCGGTGCGCGATCGTGACGAAGCACCAGCTGACGGACGACTTCTTCGGCGAGAGCAACGCGGCGCTGGATCCGACGATGAGGCTGGTGTCGATGATCAACCAGGGCATCAGCGAGGGCGTCAAGAACGGCGCGACCTTCCGGTTCATGGCTCAGCTGACGGGCAAGGCCTTCGATGAGGACCTCCGGAAAGAGCGGGAACGGTTCGACAAGAACAACTTCCAGGGCGGAGGCGGCGGGCTGCTGCTGTTCGGCAACCAGATGCAGAACATCCAACAGCTGAAGCAGGAAGGCTACCGGGTCGACGCGGAGCAGATGAAGCTGATCGACGGATCGGTCGAAAACTACTTCGGCGTATCGGAAAAGGTGATCCGCAACGAGGCGACGGGCGACGAGCTCGACGCCTTTTTCAATGGATCCATCGAGCCGTTTGCGATCAAGCTGAGCGAGGCGCTGACGCGGATGGTGTTCACGGAGCGGGAGCGGAACAGCGGGAACGCGATCACGTTCACCGCGAACCGGCTGCAGTACATGAACATCTCTTCGAAGATCTCGATGGCCCAGCAACTGGGCGACCGGGGCGTGCTGACCATCGACGAGATCCGCGAGCTGTTCAATTACGCTCCGCTGCCGGACGGCGCCGGGCAGTACACGCCGATCCGGGGCGAGTATAAGAACGTGCAGGACAAGGACGACACAACGGGCGGAGGGTCGGGTAACGAAGCCCAGGAGGGAGAAAACGATGAAGGAAACAAGAGCATTTAACTTTGAGATCCGGGCCGAGCAGAACGAGCAGCACGGCACCTACATCACCGGCACGCCGATCGTGTTCGACCAGGACACGGACCTGGGCTGGTACCAGGAGAGGATTGACCACCAGGCGCTGGCTGGCGCGGACCTGAAGGACGTGCGCTTCCTGGTGGGGCACAATACGAGCATGATCCCGCTGGCCAGGAGCCGGAACAATAACGAGAACAGCACCATGCAGATGGTCGTCACAGACCGCGGCATGGACATCCGCGTGGATCTGGACACGGAGAACAACGCGGAGGCGAAAGCCCTTTATTCCGCTGTGCAGCGTGGAGACATGAGCGGCATGAGCTTCATGTTCACGGTGGACGCGGATAAGGATATTTGGGAAGACATCGACACCGACTACCCGAAGCGGACGATCATGAGCATCCGCAAGGTGTACGAGGTTTCCGCGGTGGCTTTCCCTGCCTATGAGAGCACGAGCATTCAGGCGGCATCCGAAGACGGGACGCTGGACAGCGCCCACGCCTCGCTGGAGAGCGCAAAGCGGAAGCAGGACGAAGCACGTACGGAGGCAGCTGCGGCGGAGCGCCGGAGGGCGGTCCTTGAGCGGCTTGAGAACCTGACAAAGGAGGTCAAACCGGAATGAAGTTTGACGAGATGAACGTGGAACAGCTGGAAGCCAGGCAGGCCGAACTGAAGGCAATGCCGATCGACGACAGCGTGGCCACGGAAGACCTGGAAGCGAGGGCCCAGGAGCTTGAAGCCATCAAGGCAGAGCTGAAAGCCCGCGAAGAACGCGCCGCCGCTGAGGAAGCGCTGCGGCAGGAAGTGGCTGCCGGCAACGATCCGGTAGTCCGTGAATTTAAAACGGAGGAAAAGAAAATGTTTGAAGTAAACTCTCCCGAATATCGTGATGCTTTCCTGCGGAACCTGCAGGGCAAGGAACTGACCGTCGAAGAGCGGGCAGCCGTGACGGCTTCCGCCGCGATCCCCACCCAGACCATGAACGAGATCGTCCATCGCCTGGAGCTGAATCCCCTGATCGCCGCGGTCGACGTGACCAACATCCCCGGCTATGTGACCTACCCCGTTGAGAGCTCCGTGGCGGAGGCTTCCTGGGTGGCCATGGGCACCGCGTCTGAAGACAGCGCCGACACCCTGACCTCTATCACCCTGGGCGCCTACAAGCTGATCAAGACCGTCGAGATCACCGCGGACGTCGAAGCCATGGCTGTGGACGCTTTCGAAGCCTGGCTGGTTTCCCGCCTGGCGAACAAGATCGAGAAGGCTCTCGATGCCGGCATCATCAACGGCCTCGGCACCACCCAGGCCACCGGTATCCTGACCGTCAAGACCCAGGCCGACCTGACCTTCACCCGCTCCAAGATGAAGTGGGAACAGCTGGCAGCGATCCCCGGCAAGCTCGGCGGACAGTACCTGACCGGCTCCAGCTTCGTTATGAGCCCGGATCTCTTCTTCGGAAAGGTCCTCGGCATGGTGGACTCTTCCGGCGCCCGCGTCGCGGTTCTGGATCCTCAGGGCCCGGCGAAGTACAACGTGCTGGGC